ACTATTCTGTTGCTATTGTCTTGGACTCAAAGAAAAGACAAGTGGCTCAGTTTAGAGGTCTAGTACATCCAGATTACTACGCTGACATCCTGTATGCCCTTGGCACGTACTACAATGAAGCTTTTATCTGCGTAGAAAATAACTCCCATGGTATTCTTACATGTACGCGCTTGGGTAAGGACATGAATTATCCTAACTTCTTTACTGATTTAGTCGTGGATAAGTTGACCGATAAAGAAACTGTTAAATTAGGTTTTACTACGACTGCTAAAACTAAACCTCTTATCATAGATCAGCTTAGAGCAAGTGTTCGTTTAGGTGAGTTAAAAATAAACGATAAGACAACGATAAGAGAGATGCTGACATACATCACAACAGAGACTGGAGCCATGCAAGCAGAAGCTGGCTCTAAAGATGACTGTGTGATGGCTCTAGCAATCGCTAACCACCAACATCAGAGCAGTTGGAAAGCTGTTGAATCAACAGATGATTTTTACATTGAAATGGTATAAAAATGGCAAATAAAAAAGACTACAAACCTGTAAGTGACGCAGAGATTGTAAACATAATTGACGAGCAAATTCGTAAAAGTATCGGCTATTATGGATCTCAGCTTAGTCGTGAAAGGAAGCAAGTTGTTGACTATTACAACGGCACTCTTCCTCGAAGAACGCACGACGGCAATTCCAGCTATGTGTCTATGGACGTTTACGACGCTGTAGAAAGTTTAAAATCGAGATTATTAGAGACTTTTTCAGCTGGATCTAAAACAGTAAAGTTTGCCCCTCAGAATGCTGAAGACGTGAAGCTTGCTGCCATGTGTACAGAATACACAGATTATGTAGTTAACAGGCAAAACAACGCTCAGTCTATAATGTCTAATGTAATCCACGATGGACTCGTGGCGAGGCTTGGTGTCTGTAAAGTTTTCTGGGAAGAGAAAGAAGACTTACAGAAACAATTCTTTGAAGATCTAACTCAAGATCAACTAGACATTGTTCTAGGTGAAGAAGGCGTTGAATTAGGCGAGACAGAAGAAGATGAACTCGGTTTAATCAGCGGTTCAATCACTGTCTCCAGAGATACAAGCCAAGTTACGATTGAAAACGTAGCTCCAGAAGAATTTATTGTAGAACAGGCAGCTAAAAACTTAGAAGACTGTAACTTTGTAGCTCACAGAACACATAAAACATTGTCTGAATTAAGGCTGATGGGTTACCCAGAAAAAGTTCTTAAAAAGATGGGCGACCATAAAGATGTAGATCTAGAACTCGATCCTGAGTTTATGGCTCGACAAGGTAACATTGATAGCGGCATTAGTTGGAGCGAAGATCATTACCAAGACCAAGTGAAACGTGTTTTAGTATACGAAAGCTACGTCAAGTTAGACATCGATGCATCAGGTATAGCAAAACTGTATCGGGTACTTAAAGCTGGCAATGCAATCCTAGAGAAAGAAGAAGTAAGCAGACTACCGTTTATAATTTTCTGCCCTCTTCCAATTCCACACACTCTAATGGGTAACAACTACGCTCACAAAGTTGTACCAACCCAGAATGCACGTACAGTCCTTACACGGTCAATCTTAGACCATGCTGTCTTAACAAATTCACCAAGATACCAAATAATGAAAGGCAGCCTACCTAATCCAAAAGAGATCTTGGACAGTAGAGTTGGTGGTCTAGTAAACGTAACACGTCCAGATGCGATTAGCCCCCTGCCCCAAGCTCCACTTAATCCACACGTATTTCAGTTAATTGGTTTGCTCGATGAGGACAAAGAAGAGGTAACAGGCGTATCAAAGCTATCCTCTGGTTTAAACAAAGATGCTGTAAGTAAGCAAAACTCAGCAAGTATGGTTGAGCAGCTTAACACTATGTCTCAAGAACGTAGTAAGATTATAGCCAGAAACTTTGCTACTCAATTTGTAAAACCTCTGTATCAACTAGTGTACCAGCTGGTTATCGAGAATGAGACACAAGAAAAGATAGTAGACTTGTCTGGAGAATACGTCCGAGTAGACCCATCAAGTTGGGCTGACAAACGTGATGTATCTATAGAATTACATCTTGGATATCAGGCGAGAGAACGTGAAAGTCAGAAGTTCTTGGCTATGCATCAGCTGTTTAAGTCTGATCCACAGTTATCGAAGATGTACACAATAGAGAACCAGCATAAGTTAATGACTCAAGTCATGGATATGACTGGTATTCCAAATGCAGCCGAATATCTGACACCACCTGATCAGCTACCACAGGAACAACCTGATCCAATGCAGCAGTTGAACATTGAGTTGGTCAAGAAACAAATTGAAGTACAGGAGCGGCAGACACAAGTTGCTGAAGCCAAACTTCAACTACAGGCTCAGAATGATCAGACTAAACAAGCAATGGATCAAGAGAAGGCTGCTAAATTACACGCAATTGCAAGTGATCAAGTCGATCTCGATGAAGCAAGATTTAACCATAAGAAATTAATTGATGCCGCTGAACTTAAGTTGGCAGAGAAAGCGGATGACGAGAATGTCCGCGTAATCGCTTCACCCAATGGGTAAGCACTAAACCAAGGAGAGCAAATTGAATAAAGAAGAGCAGCTAATTGTTGCTGGTGAGGATGCGGAAGTTTTATTGCAAAGCGAGGCTTTAAAGAGAACCGTCGAATCCTTAGCACAACAACACTATCAGACTTTCTGTAACTCAGATCCCATCGATGTGGATAAGAGGGAAATATCTCATAGGCATTACAGGTCACTTGTCGACGTCATTAATACGCTGAAACAAGCTGTAGTAGTTAAAGACCAAATCATCGAAAAAAATGAAGAACTAACCACATCTGACGACACCCGTCCGATGACTAACGAGGAGGCTCCATAATGAACGAGCAAAATCCAAATTACATCGAAAGCCACACAAATGATCAAGGTTATTTTAACGATAACAGTGATGTGGCAGCAGCTTTACTAGATAAATGGGAAGACGCTGATCCCCAGCCATCAGAACCAGATAGGAAGGCGACATCAGAGGAGGCAGTTGACGAAACTCCTGTTGATGAAAATGACACTCAGGCAGAACCAGAAGACGATGGATCTGAAGCAGACCCTGACATAGAAGCTCAAGAAGCTGACACTGAAGAACCAGAAGAGACAGAAGAAACGATAATTGTTACTGATGAATCAATGGTTGAAATCAATGTTGGTGACGAAGAGCATCAGGTATCTGTAAAGGATCTCAAAAGATTATGGGGTCAAGAAAAAAGTCTGACAGTCAAAAGTCAAAAAACAGCTGCTCTTCAGAAGGAAGCTTCTGACCAAACCAACCGAGCAGCAGCGCAACTTCAAAAACTTGTCGAAAGAGCTGAAGCAAAAGCTAAACCATTTAAAGAGGTCGATATGCTTATCGCGTCTCAAACGATGGAAGCAAAAGATTTTGCCCAGCTTAGGAAAGAAGCTAAGGAAGCTTCAGACGACCTAGACTTTGTTAAAGCGGAAGCCGATACCTTCTTCAATGAACTGTCAAAAGAACAGGCAGCGAAGCAACAACAAGAGGCACAAGAGTGCTTAAAAGTTTTGCGGAACGATTTACCAGATTGGAATAATGCACTTTACGATGACATTCGTAATTACGCTGTTTCGTCTGGAATGCCTATTGAAGCAGTAAACTCATACACAAACCCTGATGTCATTAAGTTGATTAACAAGGCGCGATTGTATGACCAGAGTAAGAAGACGGCTGTCGTTAAAAAAGCTAAAGCCCCAACTAGGGTTTTACGGTCAAAGAAAGCACCTCCAAACAAAAATGATGAACGTGTGGATAAACGTGCTGATGCACTCAAGAACATGCGTAGTCATGGTGGTGGACAAGGTGACGATTTAGATGCTGTTGCAGCTGCAATTATGGCTGGTTGGGATGAGTAGTAATCCTAAACTGAAACCCATTTAACATAAGGAAAACAAATAGATGGCGACCTTTAAAACATATGAAATGATAGGCCAAAAAGAGAGTGTCAGTGACATAATCTCTAACCTATCGCCAACAGATCGGCCTTTCAGTAGCGCGATCAAAAACGAGAAAATCTCTGCTAGAGTATTTCAGTGGCAGGAAGATTCCTTGGCCGCAGCTAGCGATAATAAGCATTTAGAAGGGGCAAATCATACTTCCGACACTGCCAGCCCAACTGTGATGCGCTCGAATAACACTCAAATTCTGGCGAAAACTTTTGCGGTGTCAGGAACTGGAGACGCAGTTTCCACGTATGGACGGAGTAAGGAAACGAGTTACCAACTCGCGAAGCGACTCAAGGAGCTTGCACTTGACTTAGAGTTTAGCTTTGTTGGACACGACAACGCAGCGGTAGCTGGTTCAGCGTCAGCTGCAAGAGAAATGGCTTCTGCCACGCAGATGATTTCTACTGCGCTCGATGCAGGATCAGGAAGTACCGATCCGCTTAC